GCGGACGCCCGGGAAGTGAAGAGTAGCAGTGTCAGACACGCACGGTACGCCAGGAGGCGAGGCGCGTGCCAAGCGAACAGAAACCAAAAGATACTCTCGCGTAAGTCGCCGAAACGAGACACGAGTGGGCCAGCTGGACGCCGACCCCAGTGCCGCCTGGACCGAAGCCCGCGCGGACACTCCAGACCTACGAGTAGTCTCCGAGCATGTGCCCGAACCTAACCCGCAGGTCAGAAGGCAATCTGCCGGCCACCACGGACCCCAAGAGTGCTACCGGGTCGAGCAAGTTGGCATGACTCGATTGACCCGGCAGCGGGGAACCGTAAGTGACGGAGGCACCTCCGAAATCATGGGCAAGATCGACAGCGACAGCGCCGCCGAGACTGTGACCAACGAAACGGTGATGGGCGGGTGCGATGGGCAGCGCATCGATATACCTCTTGGTCAGCCGTCCCGTGAACGGGAGGGTTGGCCACGAGGCTACATCAACGGCGTCACGCGTTCCCGCGATAAATAAGGTGTCTCCTTCAGAAAACAGACCGGACTTCGAAGCGTAGGCCTTCTCGAGACCCACGACATCAGAGTCCATGGCGCCGGGAATTTCCTACCTCACCACCGAGAAGACCTTCCGCCTGGGAGGCATCGTCGGTGCGTCGGGAATCGTGGAAGGATTCTTTCCGACTGGGATCTCCTTGTGCAATGCAGCCCCGATAGACTGCAAGGGCCAGCGGAAGTAGTGGCTGACCTTGAACACCAGGGTGACGTCCTGAGGCTGTGTTGTCCGCGGCAAGTAGACGGCGTAGCCAGTCATGCCGCGTTTACTCCCGGTCTGAGAAGGCCACAAAGCGTGCTCCTTCATGTACGCGTCAGCACCCGCAGCTGTCTTGGGGTGCGGTGAGGTCCATGCCTCAAAGCTTTCGTATGTCGGACGGTCGATGACGCGCGACACCTGCCAAGGTATCTCCGACTCCGGGCGCATGTACTCCGCATGCGAGTGACACTCGACGTTGGGCGACGTGAGAATTGTGTTGATGAGATTATCGAACGCAGTCACGTCGGTTTGAGCTCCTATGCCAGACAGTGATGAAGGTGAAGCGCCGAGTGCAAGCCTCTGATCGAGGCGTAAGAAGTACACCCGGCCACCTACGTTCACCAAAGGGGTGGCGTTCAGCAGCTTGAACTCGAATGTCATGGCGCGACCCGATGTGGGATAAAGGGTGTTTGCGCTCGAAGCAACAGCGGATCCATCAACCGCTGGGAGGTTGTAAACGGCCGTTTCCAGCGTGGCCGTCCCCCCGGTCCGGATGAAGCCCGCACCATATGTCGCAGTTGCTCCATCCAAACCAAAGAAGAACAGCTGGTCCTTGTTGGTAAATGTCGACATATCGATGCGCGTCTCCTGTGGGTAGGCCGTAGCCACACCACTCCGAGAAGCGACAGGCACTGGCCACATCGCCGACACTTGACGCGGCATCTTCGTAGACTTGGCAGCTTTCTTCCGACGCGGCGCGGTCGGAGCACGTTTGGCTTTCGCCTTCGCGGTCTGCTTCTGAGCAGAAGCTTTCTTCGGAGCCATCCGAAGGATCACCAGCACAATCTGCTAGTATGTTCGCTTGGCAGCGCTTTCGACGCGGCGAAAGCGTGCGTATCTCCGCAGATGCAACCCGTGTTGGCGTTGCAGAGTTCTAACACGGATTGATGGGGCGTCGCGCAGTCTCACCATAGTTCGCGACGACACCCCACTGCAACCGACGACGTCCCTGGGAAGAGATGTCGCCCCCCGTAATTTGCTCACCGGTGGAACCGCCCTGAAGGGTATGTGGGCCCTAGCTGCTAATCCTTGCTGCGGTCCACAGTGTATCGCTGTGAAACAGTACGCAACTTGGACACGTATACCTCGGTAGGTCGTGTTTCACGCAGCGGGCTCAAGCGGGCGCCGCGCTACACACGTTTACTCACAGCTAGCCTTCCCCACAAACATGCATGCCCCAAGCTGTTGACTCAGCTCAAAGGGCCTGCCGCTTTCCCCAACAGGACGCCCCAGTCCACCGGATCGCCCCACGCCGTGCAGGCTTAGTTCTTGGGACCGCGGCCTCGGCCGCGACCCTTACCCTTGCCTCCACGCCCGGCATGAGGCACCGCAGCCTCCCCAACCGTCTTCCCCACCCCCGCCACAGGGTGGGTAGTGGCTCGTTCCTCCTGGGCCTCGGAGTCTCGGGAACCAGAGCTCCCCCTCGTGGGCCTTGATCGGGCATTGGGTCCCGGGGGACCCAAAGCTCACTTTCGCTACACCAGTGTCCGCCTAATACACGGGTGCCGTCCTCATGAGTGCAGTAGATCCAGTTGGCTTTGCACTTTGGGTTGGGACAGCTACCTCTGTGTTGTTTGTGGGGGCGGTGTCCCCCACGGTGGATATGTGTGTACTTCTGCCCGCAAGGGATCATGGGGTCTGGACCCTCCCCCTCGTGGATAAGCGTGAAGCCGCACACGTGTCCATGTCGCCACCACTTGTCCTCCCCTTTCCATGGGGAGGGAAGTTCACCGTTAACCATTGGTGTCGACATCCACTCATGTTCCAGCATGTCCATCGCCAAGTCTTTGCATGCGACAAGGCGTTGGTCGGCGGCAGGCAACCCCGCTGGCACAGTCGGTGTGGTACCCCCGGAGGACCTGGGGACCGACTGAGGGGTCGGGCTGACATAGCACTTCAGCTCGGGCGTGGTGGGCAGTCCACTACCCGAGGGCGCCTGGAGGTTGGCACCAAGCTCCCCCTGGAGCAAATCAAGCATCCCCTTCCTCGCCAATTCTGCGGGCATCCTGATGTCCCGCAAATATTGTTCCGCGTTGTCTAGCGGGTGATCTGGGTCGAACTCCCGTTCCTTTGCCGCATCGTCTAAGGCCCTCCACAGGTTTCCACGGCGCTCTGCCTCCACCTCGTAGTCGGCACCATACTGCGGCCACTTAGGGCGTCCTTGATCGTCTACGTCGACCCAGTTCTCTCCGTTCTCGAAGAGAAGCCACTCGTGCATCACGTTTCCGCTTATGTGTGCGGAGTCTAATTCTCCCCTCACCTCATCAATGAGCTCGCGTAACGTGCCAGGATTGTCGTTGGCCTCTGGGCACTGGCGCAAAAAGTCCTGATCGTATACTTGAGCAGTGAAGCCGCCGCGGATGGCCTTTTCGGCGTGCGCAACGCCGGCGTGGAAAATGAACCACCTCACAAACGGCATCTGAGATGTCTCTGCAGCTCTCCTGAGCGTCATGGTTGCGTATTCGGCGTGCGCGCGAATAGGCAACACTGGGCCACTCTCGCCCTCCCGCAACGTGAAAGCGGGGACACAAGTGGCTATCGTGCGCTCGAGGTTGCGTCCGGCCTTGGACAGGGCGTAGACTCGCTCGCCCTTTCTTGCGATCCTCACCATGCGAGAAAGAACCTCAACGGTACCGCGTGCTATCTTTGGAACTATGTTCTTCGAGTACAGGGCCCACCGATCAATGCAGTTTGCCCTCGTGTTCCACACACTAGTCATCGCGGCGTCGTCGCCATCGCCGACGTTCACAGGCAGCTTGAGAGCTACCTCATCAGTGGTTCTCGTCATCCCTGCCTCAATGAAAGAGTGCAGGATATCGTTTGCGCGCTCAGTGAGCCGGAGCTTCGATGCCTCGCGGAGCCACTCCTGTAGCATGAGGCCACCTTTCGTCTCCGTGTGCTCCAAATCGAAACGCGCCACCAAATCCTCAGGACATCCATTTGGAATCAGGGGATCGGGGCACGCCGCGAAAATGAGCTCGCACGCATAAATGATGAGTACCAACAGGCGATTGAACAGACTTGTTCCTCGCTCTCCAGAGAATAGGATTAGCCCGTCCCACTCCAGCGTTAATACGAGTTCCTTCAGGTCAATCCTGATTTGTTCAGCCTCGATCAACGTGGTGGCAGGATCCACCATAAAATGAGAGACAGGCATTGCGTCCAACACTGCAAGGATGGCCTGACGGAGAAGATTTTCCATCAAGAACTTCTCATGGAATGTCCACGAACTATCCATCGCACTGAAGTCCGCACTCACGATCCTATCATGGTAGGCTCGCCTCGCGACGTTTTCTATCTTCTTGTCGCGAGCCTTGTTGTCGAGGCCCTTAAAGCCCCAACGGCCGAAGACAGCTTTGAACAGCTGCTCGACCGCACCCACAGTGGGCACGTGCGCTCCGCACTCCCCTGTGCCTGCGGTCGCAACCAGGCGAGGCCTTTTCTCTGGCGCCAAGCCTAGTTCCCGGGTCTTCACAAACCCCGCCATTTTAAACTTGCGGGAGAAGTTCGCACCTTCTTCGGCGCATTGCACCGTAACCTCCCCCCACTTCTTGGGGAAGGTGACCACTGGGTACTCGGTCGTTGGATCGGCCAAGTGCTTCTTGAAAGCAGCGTTGAGCTCGTCCATGAAGGCGAGCATCACCAGGGTCTCTGTGTTACGAATCTTGCCGGAGGGAAGTGGCAAAAGCGTTTCTTTGGCAAAATGCCGAGACACGCCCAAACGCTCGTTGTGCAGCGTCGCGCCCAACCCAGAAGTAACGGTCTTGATCCGTGGAGCCATGAAAGCCGTGGAGTATGCCCGGTCCCCTTCGACTGGGCATGGGTCTCGCAGTCCCTTCTCCACCTCATACTGCTTCATGTCGTCGTCCTTAAACTCGACGGCGATGCCACTCCTCAGTGGCCGCTCCTTAGCGGTGCTGTCCCGGTCTGGGAGAAATCCGTCGACGCCTACCTCTTCTGCATCGACGGTGACAGCGAGTACCTCCTCTGCCGTGTCTCGTCCACAACAACCTGATCCGCGCGTCTGCCCGGGAGATGCGCCAAAATGGCCGCCATCTCCGGGACTTACAGGCGACGCGGCGACGACCGGAGTCGCTGCAGGTCCTGATGTGGGAGGCTTTACCTCGGGCGTCGCAACCGGGGTTGCGACTGCCCCACCTGGCGCCTCCGCCGAGGTGGGACTGACTGGGAGCGGTGAGAACTCCTCAATCACCCTGACACGCCCCTCGGGCCAACACGCCACAGCAAAAAGCTGCAGACAAATGTGGGCCGCCCGCGCTCCCTGGGATGGGTATTTGAACCCAAGGGCGCGATCCGACCATTCCGATTCCAAAATCCGCGTGATCACCGGTGTGGTTCCAGTGGCCTCGGTGGCGCGCTCTTGGGAAACGCGGATGGTGCCCGCGATGCCCTGTTTGAGTGCATCCCACGAGATTGGGATATGGATTTCGGCCTGGTCGGAGGTGAGGCAGGCACAAGCTCTTCCCCGATGCAAGAAACGTCGCAACTTGTGCAAACAGTCGCGATGGATGCCTACGGCACGTTCTTCATCGGGGGTGAGGCGAATGCTCACGATCGCCGCCGGAACCAGCGGGGTAATGATCGGAGCGGGGTGCATTGATGTCGCTGAGAAGGCGGATCGTAGGTACGCCGCCTTGCACCGAGTCACCTTCGCGGCTCCCGTATAAGGGGCCACAGATGCTTCGATGCCCTCCTCGGTGGTTGGCTTGTCATAGACAGAGGCCAACCCAACTGCAACATCTGCGGTCGTGCGGATGAACTTCAGGCGTCCTTGACGCTCCCACGAAGGAGAGCAGCGGACGCCGACGCGCATAGCCAAGGTGTCGTTTCCGACGCGCGTTGCCGTGTTACCGGGCATTGTTCACCGAGCACTAGAGACTTGAAGACGGTTCGGAGGCTAGCCCCCTAAGCAAAGTCGCGCGTGCGAGTGCTTCCGTATTTTGGCGCTCTTGAG